AACGGGGACAAAAACGTATAAAGCTTGGCAACTGTCGTCAACAAAAGCATACGGTCAAGGAACATTTGACCCAAAAAGCATGAAGGGCAGATACATCAATAGCAAATTTTACAATAACTACATGGCCCCAGGCTCGGCGCTCAAAGGACCACCACAGCCCGGTAGTGGCCGGTTGGGCAAGTTGCGTGGTCGGGTACAAGATATGCGACTGAATGCGCGAGACACAAGAGGCAGCAGTCGCTTGGGTGGAGCGATATTTGGAAATGAAAATAGAAAAGGTTTCCAAGGCTCAGCAGCAGGATCCATGGGAACCATGATGGGTCTGAGTATGTTGGCCAACTCGGGAATGGTTTCCGAGAAAGCATCTGGCTTCCTAAGTGCTGGTTCGATGGTCGGAATGATGAACCCACTTGCTGGTCTAGCAATAGGTCTTGGTGGTACTGCATTGACAGCAGAAACAGCCAAGGGCGGAGCAGTTGCTGGTGCTGGTGCAGGTGCGGCAATAGGAACAATGATTGCCCCTGGCTTTGGAACTGCAGCAGGTGCGATTATCGGCGCCGCGGTTGGTGGATTGATGGGCAGAGTAAACAGAATAAAGAAAGAAAAGAAAGAAGCCAAAGCAGGATTTGAAAGTGTTTTTGACCAGTTGGTAACCGACAATTTGGGTGTTGCTCAACAAGAAATGATTGCTAGTGGCTTTAAGGGGGAATCTGCTCTCATAAAATCAAACGCAAGAGGAAATGCTAATCAGAAATTCCTCGCAGACAAAGCCGCTGGTATGAGTGCAGAAGATTTTGCCACATACCTTACTGACAATGCATCTGACATGGGTGTAAATCTGACCACTGAACAAAAAGATGCAATGAAAAAAACACCAGGAGAATCTGCCAAGGTGTTGCAGGATGTGGGCAAAAAGCAAACGGCCCAAAACCACTTGATGGAAATCTATCAAAAGAGACTCAAGGAATTGACAGCCATAACCGGCAAGACTGAGCAAGAGATTGAACAGATGGCCATGACAACTGGTGTTGACCTTTTTGATGCCACCAAAGACTTCACCAAGCAAATGGAGGAACTTGGTGTGGCAACCCTGAAAACTAGAGAGCAACTTCGTGGCATACAGATGGATCTAGCATTGAAGGGTCTTGAGGTTTTTCAAAAAAGAGTAGACGAGCTCAAACTTCCAGAAATACTTGACGAACAAGCAAGGGCTTTCGGTGACCTTCAAAGATCCTTGGACGGCAATGTGAGCGAAGAACAGCTCGCAACATTTATGTCAGATTTTATGCCAAACTTTTTGACCTTCGTGGGTGGTGGATTCCAAGGATTGCTTGAGGCGAAAAAACAGTTTGGTGTAGGTGGAAAGGCATTTAGTCAGGTTGATGAAAAGGGAAACAAGGGCAACTTCTATGGCATGGAGGAAAAGTTCACAACAGGTTCAGGTGGACAAATGGTTCAAACTATGATCAATGACGGAATCATGAATGCAGGAAAAGAGCAGGGTGGAAACATTAATGCCCAATTGCTGAAATCTGGTCCAGGAGCTGATGCATTCAGGATTGATTCCAACATGTTCTCCAGTGCACTCGCGGGCATGGATTCCGACAAAGGAGCATCATTGGTGAGCGCCCTTGAAAGTGGAACATTCTTTGACGGTCTAGACATGGAAACCCTCACCAAGGAACAGTTTGCAGACAGACTGAACACTTATGGCATGGATTCTGGTCTCGTAGGTTTGACAGACAGAGCGAAGAATGATGAACTCGGCATGATTATTGACGGTTTGCCAACAGAGTTGAAAGATAGTTATGGTGCAATAATCGAAATGTTTGGTACTTTTTTTGACACCCGAGACGGGGATAGACCGGACTGGTACACAGTGGAGTTTGCTAAAGCAGTTGCCGATGGCAAGCTTGATACGAGTAGTCCAAGAGGCAAAGGCATTGGCGATACGACATCATCGCGCCTAGGTCAAACTATGGGTCGTCATTCGGCGATGGATGGAATGCTTACTGGAAAACGAACAATGACATCTGCGTACAGAACCACTAAGCTTGGCTCAATTAACTCTGACCATGTGACTGGCAGGGCATACGACTTGGTTGGTGCAAACCTAGGTGCCTACCAGCGCCTCGCTACTGCTAATGGCGGTTTTGCTGAGTTCCATGGTTACGGGGGCACTAGACACCTGCACGTCGTTCCTGGTAGCGGTCCATACGGCGATACGGGTTATCCAGCCAAAACATCTACGGCACCAGCAATGGCTTCGGGCGGCGGCGAGGGAATCTCCATCAATATGAACGTAACGGGTGGCCCAAATGCCAGTGCTGAGGAAATTGCCACAATAGCCGTACGAAAGATGAAAACACAAATTGATAATATAAGGCAACGCTCATGAGCACCACCCCACCCAATGACCCAGCAGATGTCCTAGTCCTAGACCTAGGGGTGCAACCGGGTAGCACGGCAATAGCACAGCCAATTGACTACTCTACTTTAAGTTTGACAATTCCGCCCATGACATTTGATACATCTAGTTCTACAAATAAAAAAGTTTTTGTTTGGGGTCTAAGTAGTTCCGGCAGTACTCAAAACAGGTATGGAACATACAGTGTCGGCTCGCAGTTGGGCGTCAATCCAGTCTTTAGTTGCCAAGCAACCAATTTCGTCAGAAAATGCAAAGTCGTGGGTTTTGTTGGAAACACACAGACCTATGACAGAGATGTGTATCTGCGTGTTTATCGAGAAATTGTTCCTGGGGCATTTGACATTTACGGCGACAAAAGAGTCACAAAGCCAGTTCTTCCCCGTATAGGGAGCAATGTTCCGTCCGACGTAAATGGTAAGGGTTCAATTCCGTACGGTGCTTTCGCCAATGGTTTTTACAATGTGCTGTTTATCGGGTGGAAAGACTATCAAGGCAACAAACGATTTGCACTGGTTGATTGGTATGTGGTCACAGATCCTTATCACGATAAGGAACAATACGAAGAGCGAGCTTTGAATTTGTCACAAGGACCCGTGGGTTCGGGAGCAGCTAGAAGTGCATCGGGAAGTTCTGCTTTCGCCAACAATTTTATAACATCTCAATACAATGGTGGCATCCAGGGTGGGTCCAGCGGCAGAATACCATTGCCAAAAATTGCAGGAAGAACTGAAACCACCTACTACCTCATTGATACAGCTCCTGCGCAGATTTCGCAGCAACAAACTTCACTTCCATCACGATCAAGTACTGCTCCAACAATTTCTCAACCAACATTTACTGGATCACAACTCAAACTAATAGATGAATCCGATACCAGTTTCAAGAAGGTGGGAAACATTTATCCATATGGTTCCCAATCCCTTAAATATTCAAGATTTTATGTTGACCATAAGGGATCACGCCAGCAGATTTTGCTATCTGGAGAAAACTATACTCAACTTGAAAATTTCTTCACGGATATAGCAAAGATTGCGGCTAGTTCTACATCTTTGTCAATAGTAGACGGCATTAAACTTGAACCATTTGTAAACTGGGTGCCATATAACTTGGACTTTGATGCTGGAAATGAAACCAGTAGAAACTGGGGACAAAGAAAACGAGCTGACGGGGAAACTTTCTTTAACGGAATTGTTGTAGGTAGTTCAACAGCGCCATTTGGGGAAGCGCATCCAAGTCTAAATAACAACATAGAGGGCACCGTTACTGTTGGTGGCGTTCAAAAAGCACTTAGGTCGGACTACATCTACGTTCTTCCTGGTCACAAAAGATCACAGAACGCTGGTTCATCCAATGTAACCTTTGTAAACAATGGCAAGATAACAAGTGCTCAAGCTGCAGAAACACAGCTCAACGATCCCCAAGCATGCAATCTAGGTAAACACGCTGGAAAATTCCTCAAATCTGCTGGCTTTACACATAACGGTGTGATGGCATATGCCAAAGGGATTGAAACCTTCCTACAAAATTTGTCAATGAAGGCCGCGGCAACCCAAACGTTTAACGGCTACTTCACAGGATTTGGCTACCCAGCCTACGCAGGATCGGGAACCGATCCAGCAGTTTCACTCGGTTTCAAGTTCAGTCTTCAAGGTTATGCGAATCTCCCCGTCGTAGCTGGTCTCCCGTCCTCGTCTCCATCAAGTGGGTCAACAACGACGACACAGACAGATGACATTGTCGCAAAATACCTGAAAGTTATCAACACCAGCAAAGACACCTTGGCCGCAGGGGGGACTGTTTCCCTAGAATCTCTTCAGCAGGCTATTTATTTCTCAGCCAGACTTGGTCTGCCAATTCAGCAATTCAAAGAACAAACCCTAAAAGCCATTAGGGAAGGAAAAATTGCCTATTTGATTAAAGTCAAGAAACTCACTCCAGCCAGGGCCGAAGAAGAGTGGAAAAAAGATCCCCTATATATAGGTTTGAGCAAAATATTTGGATCTACTAGCGCTGATTATAGCGGCTCTGGTGACGGTGGCAATGGTGGCAATAATGGATCAAATTCAGGATACAACAATTCTGGACAAGCAGGTAATAAAAACAAGAACATGAATAAGAATCAGCAACAGAAAAACCTGCAAAAAAATGCCAACAACCAGACAGCCTCTTCAGCATCCGAAACCATAAAAATTACCGTGACGAGAGGATTGGCTGGCTATCGGGCAGGTATTAGATCCACTGGTCAATCAACTTCAAGGCCAACATTAATTCAAACATACGAAGGTCTGAAGAGTTCCAAACAAATTAATGGAACACCAATACGAAGTTTCGTATTCCCCTTTGTCCCAAATAACGTCAACTATACTGGTTTGGGAGTTAACTGGACAGAAATAGAGCGCACCGGCGGCTACCCAATAGTTGATTGGGCTAGTTTCCAGTTGCTCAAGGTTAGTTTTACATTTGACATAGTCAGCATGGCGCAGGAAAATCAAGCTGGGTTTGGTCTGTATTACTCATGTGAAGATCAAATTCATGAATTGAGAGAAATGGCACAAGCACCATATCCAGTGACCTTTCTCAACATGGACAAATTCATGCAGGATGAACTTCGTTGGCCTTCTCTGAATAGCGGTAGGGGAGTCGAATTTGTAATTCAAGAATTTAGCGTAACCGCTGTTCAAAGGACCTCATCCAACCCCACGGCCCTAGTGTCTAGCACTGTGGCAAATCAGATTTCACGAGCATCATGCACTATGACACTACAAGAAATACCAATTGAAAAAGTTGACATAGTCCAAATGCCACCGATAAGACCGTGCAAGAAAGAATGCGATAAAGACAAAATTATTACAGAAAAAGATAGTTACGTACCTCTATTCACTCCCTTAATCTCACGATCTACCGGGTAAGAACATGTCCAACGCCAATTCGCCCTTTCAGAATAATCCGACATTGCCGATTCGGGGCTTTGAATATTTTCGTGTGACATTTGGTTCGGTTGCAGCAAATATAATGGAACAAATAAACGATTCTATTATTTCTGCTGACATTAATTACAGTATGGATGCCATAACAGAACTAACACTAAAGATAATTGACAGCGACTACGACCAATACAGACAGGCATCTGGAACGCTCCAGAGCAAGGTGGGAACTGGTTTTGCTGCTGCGAACTACTTCAGCATTGCAAGAGATGTTACCTATGTTACAAAGGCCATAAAATCAACATCCACAACTGCCGATGCTGGCAAAGTGGCAGTCTCGTTGTATACCCTTTTAATGGAAGTAGCAGAAGTGTCTTGCAGCCAAGAAAATAGTGTTTCCACGATATGGACAATAAAGTGCAGAACAAAGGCATGTCAACAAATGAAGCGAGACAAAACACCGGGCAGTGTAAGTGGCAATGGAACCGCCTATGTTGCAGCCGTAGCAAAGAAATTTGGACTTAAATTCGTTGGTGAACCAACAACCAAGAACAAGAAGATAACCAAGGCAAGCGGTGAGAAGGAAGCAGACTCCGTCTGGGATGTGATTCAAAATCTTGCACAAGCAGCGAACTTCAAATGCTTCGAGTCAGATGGAACTCTGTATTTTGCATCAATGAAATGGCTGATGTATAAGTGGGGTTCAGAGTCCATCACGTACAGCCACAAAGTAAAAATCAATGGGGTAGAAGTTTCCAAAGATGTCACCCGCCGATATGTGCCAATCATGCCTGGCCCATATGGAAGAGATTTTCCAGCAATGAGAATGCCTAGTATGCAAAAATCAGACAACACCCCCATGGAGGCTCAAGGCGATGCCCAAATTGAAAGAACAAATGGTGTTGCTCTCCGCCCTGGAATGACAGTTTTTATTGGTGGAATACCAACATTTACGGGTTACTACTTAATAACTGCAGTCAACTTTGAAGAGCGATCACCCAACCCAGTCGGAATCTCGTTTGCCACGCCAGAGCGCAGACCTAAGGAAAAGATAGTAAATCTCCCCGTTGGTCCACTTTACAAAAACACCCTAGATGCTATTGGCCCAGACGTTATAGCTCCATATATTAAATCTCAAGTTTCGTCAACCTATCAGGGAAACCGACCACCACAATGAGCGATTATGGACTAGGAGACCTAGATGTCATCAATAGGGACAATGGTAGTCCTCATCCATTTGTTGGTGGTGGGGTTTGGCTAGGGGTGGTCGGTGCAGTTAGTGGAAACAGCGTCTCAGTTCGAATACCAGATTTGTCAATAAGTATGACTGGTCAGGCAGTTGGTGTGACTGCCCTCCATCAGTACAAACCCAAAGATGTGGTTTATGTGGCTCTCTTGAACAATGATCGTGAAAGGTGTGCCATCCTTGGAAGGTGTAATATAGTAGTAGATGTGTTCGCTAGTGCCGCAGTAGTTGCCACCATGGCCACCACTATTGCATCGCTTACCGCAAGAATTGCTGCACTTGAGTCGGCTATGACTGGCAAGAGTTCTACTTCGCATACTCATTAAAATAAAAGGACTAGATATATGCCAACCCTGAAATTTCCGCTTGAACTTGACAATTCTGGGTCTTTCGCCACTCTGGATCAAGATAGTACCGATTACTATGCACAATTATTGTCAATGTGCGCATTAACTGAACCGCAGACACACCCATTTTCTCCAACATTTGGAGTTTTTGATCCAACATTTGAAGAGGTTGACAGGGGTCAATTCTTGTTGCAGGCTTCTCGTTTTTTTCCAGAGATATCCATCACTGAGGCAGAAATTGAATTAAACGAAGAAACTGGTGAATCCAAATTCAAAGTATCCTTCGAAGGGAGATAACATGTCTGCTGATTTCAGGCCATACGTAAACATGCAGCTCTTTGATAGAGACCCTGCCGAACTCTACTTGAGCACACTTGAGTTACTCCAATTGAACATTCCGGGTTTGTCCGTCAAGCCAGGAACTATTGAAGATGCACTTGTGCAGGCATTTTCATACCTGACATCAATAGCAGTTAATCACATAAACACCTTGCCGAACATGCTCATGGAGGGATTGGCAAACCTTATCGGCGTGACAAGACGCAATGTAAAGTTCGCAACCGTTACGGCGACCATAACTGCTCTTGATTACGCTGGTGGAACATTGGAAGAAGGAACAACTTTTGAATGCACATACGTGTCGGGTGGTACTACCTATAGCGATTATTACGAAATAACAACCCCTGCCATCATTGGCGCCGTAGAGCCAGATTTGTCGGCAAATCCACCAACTGCCCTCCCTTCAACAGAAGTAACCCTTGTGGCAACAGAGATTGGATACAGACAACCAGTAGCGGCTGGTAAGGTTCTGACAATTCAGAATTCGCAATTTGTGAGCGACTCAGCAGTTGCTTTAGACACATTTGAACAAGGAACCCAAGAGGAGTCAGATGCTGAGTTTGTTGCTAGGTTCTCCACATATCTGAGAGCGCTTGGCAATGCTCTTGCAACAGCCAAACAAATTGAGACATTTGCTTTAGCACAATTTGAAACAATCAACAGAGCCAAGGCTGTGGATTTGATGAATGCAGATGCGAGCAGGGCACAAAATGCCACATCAGCGCCTGGCTATATATCCTTGTTCTTGTACGGAAACGGTGCTCCCTTGAATTTTCTCGCACGAAAAGAAATCTTGATTGAACTTCAGGAACGAATGGTTGCTGGTTTGAATTTGATTGTTGAGGATATTCAGATAAAAAATCCAGTCATTACTACTTCGGTGATTATAGCCAAAGATAGCAACCTTCAATCAATGATTGATGGTATTCAGTCAACACTGGTGAACGTGCTTTCTCCGACCCGATTCATTGATACCGAAGACAAGATAAGAAAATCTTTTGTAATCTCCAGCATCATGTCGGTACCGGGTGTTATATATGTTCCTTCATTTTCAATGTCGTGTTCTGGCACAACGGCATCGGGGGATGATTTGCTGTTTAGCAATAAGGGGGTTTTGCCAGAACTTCTTCTTGCTGACCTGACCCTCACGGTGGGTTACCAGTGAGATCACTCCAAAGAAATCTCTTGCCAGACACACTGGCTTTGTATCGCCTGGCGACAGATGCAAGTTCCTCTGAAATATCTTCATATACGGCGACTGATATTTTGACCAATTCTTGGTCTGTTGACTCTCCGGCAACATTGACTGCAGTATTGTCGCCGTTTTATTCGGGTGACAGATTCACCTTGCAAATTGAGAACAGTCAGGCAACTCTTCAAACATTGCGAACGGCATCATTTGAGATTGAATTTCCCGAAATTGCAGATGAATTGATATTTCACTGCATGGTGTATTGCGACTCACCGCTTGAAATAACTGCCCACCTTCACAATGCCGACGATGCGTACACGACCGAAACTGGATACACAAATACCACTGTCGTCGGTGTGTGGAGTCCGATTTTTTCAAATGCTAAAACTTTTGGCGATTTGTCAACATATTCAAAAAACCTCAAAGCAACCTTGGTTTCCTCCAATGTGGATACTTTTTATGTGAGCATGACAACCCTGACGGACAATAAACCCCATGTTCATAATCAATTTTCCCAATTGTCCAAAGTCTTTTTTCCAGACATTTATCGAGATGTGGATGACACATCCATCGCACCTACGCGCCCGATGGACAAGCTGTATCACTCCCTGACTGCGAATATGTCAAAATTGATGGACTCCTTCAATGAGTTTGCAACAGTTGGTCAAGCAGATGCAAACTCAACAAGTCAAATATTGGGATCAAGCCTGTATGCCCTGTCACGGAGTAAGCTCACAAATCCAAATTTAATGTCAAGCGCAACAATGCCTTGGGCTGCCCAATTTGTGGCAACGGACTTAAGGGAGCAAATTGTCGTCAGTGGTACAGATGTGGTCAGCGATGATGTGGATTTCCCAAGGTGGCAGATTTCGACCAAGTCCCATGGTCAAATTGCTGGAACGAGAACTGCACTAAAAAACTCTGCCAGACTCGCTCTCTCGGATACCAAGTCGGTTCTCGTGAGCCCTCTCCACGAAGGCAATAGGTTTGAGATTATGGTTAGAACATTGGTTTCTGAGACCCCAGGGAATCCCGTAGAGGGGACCTCAAGTCCAGCGGTGCTCGCAGTACTCCAAGATGCCAAACCTGCTGGATATACCCTTTTACACGAAACCTTAGATGAGTTTGGTTTCATTCTAAACGATTCAGAGTTTGGTGCCTTTGACCAAGGCGTACTTACCTGAACAAAATGATAATATATAGATACCCCTAGAAAGAGGTAGACATGAACAGCAAATTCATTAAAGACACAGCAGAACGATCAGTAATGGCTTTTGTTTCTGGTTGGCTAGGTTCAGCAATGGCAAGCGGATTAGATTTTGATTCGTTGACAAATGCAGACAACCTTAAGGTCGGAGTCACGGCTTTGGCACTCACTGTTGCGGCCGCACTTGGTCTCAAGAAGGTCGGCCCAAACAAGGACTCTGCTTCAGTACTTTAATCTGAAACTGTCCGCAGGGACAAGGGTTCCTAATCTACAATCTTCTAAGTCCTTGATTAGGAGAACGCGCCCATGATTGCTGGTGAGTACAACATAACAATAGAACAGGGCACCACGTTCTACCGTTTGATTGATGTCATGGAACCAACCGTTCTTGACCCAGATGTGTATGAAGCATTCAATTTGACTGGATACACAGCACGGATGCAAATTCGCAGAACCGTTGAGAGCACAACCCCCATGATTTCCCTAACCAGCCCAACCGTCAGTGGTAACGGGATAACCGTCATGGACGGTGCCAACAATGCGATAAGCATCAATATCACGGACACGATGACCTCATCGCTTACTAGTAGTGGTGTTTACGATTTGGAAATTATCAAAACATCAACCGGTGCCGTCAGTAGATTGCTACGAGGCACCATAACCCTGTCGCTGGAGGTTACGAGATGACCACCACATCACCAGTTGTTTCCGTTCTCGTAGATGCACCAAATCAAGTTTTCGTAAATCAAGATTCACCCAATTTACTTCAAGTTAGAACTGCAAGAACTGGCGATACTGGTGCTGGGTATGCTGGCGTCACGTCTGCAACAAGCGTCAGTATTGGTGCTGGAACAAAGGTTTTCACACTGAGTACGGCATCCAGTGCATTTGCTACTGGCGCCAGAGTAAGAGCATCTGCCGTTGACCCGACCAACTACATGGAGGGAATAGTCACAATCTCTGGAACCACCATGACTATGACATGTGACAGTTTTGGTGGGAGCAGTTTCTTTGCTAGCTGGAACATTCACCTAGCTGGCGACAAGGGTGCAACTGGCGCAACTGGTGGCTCACATGTTCATACCCAGTCATCGGCATCATCGACATGGACAGTGACCCACAATCTAGGTTATTACCCAGGCGGCATATCGGTCATTGACAGCGGTGAATCCATAGTGGTTGGCGATGTGACACATACAAGCATGAGCCAATTTACCGTCAGTTTTTCAACTGCTTTTTCTGGGAAGGTTTACGTCTCTTAGCTAGAAGCGCTTTATTGCGAACCTATTGAAAGCCTTGCAACATCTTCCCCACTTAGGTAAATCCTGCCAAAACTTATTTCGATTTCTTCGCCCGACCCACTAAGGATGATGTCAACCTGCTTGTAGTGGATTCCAAATTTTTCAGCAATTGATTTTGCCAATTCTGAGGAAATGCCGTAATCAATATAAAATTCGGTAGATTCTGAACCTTGAGCTGGCTCAATATTGGGGGTAGCAACAACATGGTGGACACCGCCAGTTGGGGCATCCTCCTCTACGGATATCTCAATAACCTCTTCTATAACTGGTTCTTCTTGTAATTGCTCAACAATAGGCAATATTCGTTCTAGCTCACCATCTTCGGGAACAGAGTGACTGAATGCAAACTTTGGACTATCTGTTGAAAAATCGTCATCTGGGCGGTCAGGCACAACAGGAATAATAGTTTTGGCAGATGCCTTTTTGGGCTTTGCTGCCTTTTTGACTGTTACTTTCTTTTTTGTTGCCATAACAAAAATCCTACCATAACCAGCCTTCTCATATGTCATAATAGTACGAAGTTCGTATTCCGATACAACCATGCAAAGACGGTGCGATGTCATACAGAATCAAACTCAGGCGCTCAACTGCTGCTCAATGGACTGCCGCAAACCCAGTTTTGTTCGCTGGTGAGGCTGGATTTGAAACCGACACCGGAAAATTCAAGATAGGCGACGGAACATCCGTCTGGAGTGCTCTTTATTACTTCACCACAGCATCGTCATCCACACTTAACGACCTTGGCGACGTAACAATCACTAGCGCCGCTTCTGGTCAAGGATTGGTATATAACGGTTCGGCGTGGATCAACAAGGCAACCACTTTCACCTTTACGCAGTCAAGTTCTTCGGCGGCATGGACTATCACACATAACCTCGGTTATCGCCCAGGTGGTGTCTCGGTTGTTGACAGCGCAGAAAACGTCGTTATGGGTGACATTGTTCATTCGTCAGATAACGAACTAGTGATAAACTTTTCCAGTGCCTTTACTGGGAAAGCATACCTCTCATAACGGAAAGAGTAGATAACCATGGCCAAGCATTTAAATAACTTAAACCTTAACAAGAATGAATTGCAGAATGCGGTAATTCAGAACCTTGCTACGGCCCCAGCTAGCCCGGTCAAGGGTCAGGTTTACTTTGATACCGTAGAAAATGCCCTCAAGGTCTACAACGGCACTGCTTGGGAAGCGTCGGCACTTAGTGGTGTTACTTCCGATGCGGCCGAACTCAACATTCTTGATGGTGCTACCCTAAGTACCACAGAACTCAACTATGTAGACGGTGTAACTTCTGCGATTCAGACGCAAATTGATACAAAAGCACCTCTTGCTTCGCCAACCTTCACTGGTACTGTAACCCTGCCTTCTGGTACCGTCACTTCGGCAATGATTGCCGATGGCACCATTGTCAACGCTGACATCAGTTCCTCTGCAGACATTGCTGACAGCAAACTTGCCACGATTTCAACTGCTGGCAAAGTTTCCAACTCAGCAACCACCGCATCGGCATCTGCCGGCAACAGCACAATCGTTGCCCGTGATGGTTCTGGTAACTTCGCTGCTGGAACAATCACCGCGGCATTGAGTGGTAATGCCTCAACCGCTACCACACTTGCCACAACGCGAGCAATTGAGATTTCGGGTGACGTAACAGGTACCGCAAACTTTGATGGTTCTGCCGCAATCAACATCGTTACCACCATTGCTGCCAACTCGGTAGCACTCGGAACAGACACAAGTGGAAGTTATGTAGCCTCGCTTGTTGCTGGTACTGGTGTAACACTTACCAACAACTCTGGTGAGAGTGCAACACCCACCATCGCAATCGGTCAGGCTGTTGGAACATCGGACAGCGTCACCTTTGATAACTTGACTATTTCTGGAAACTTGACGGTTAGTGGAACTACCACAACGGTCAATACAAACGAAATTCTGCTTGAAGATAACATCATCACCCTTAACTCGGGAATTACTGGTGCACCGTCAACCGATGCTGGTATCGAGGTTGAGCGTGGAACTTCAGCCAATGTTAAATTGATTTTTAACGAAACCACCGATAAGTGGCAGACAACCAACGATGGATCAGCCTATTACGACATCGTAACCACAAACACAGCCGCCGCTCAAGTTACTGCCGCAGCAGTTATTGCTGCCGCTGGTGGTGACGGAACTGCTGGTCAAGCAATTACGACCAACGGTGCTGGGGCTTTAGACTTCACAACGATTATCGGAACCACAGAAGCATCAATTATTTCGGCAGTTGGTGCCGACGGTGCTGCTGGTGCGGTTCTTACCACCAACGGTTCTGGCAACCTTTCCTTCACCACTTCACTTCCACTAGCAAACGGTGGTACTGGTGGAACAACTGCCGCCACGGCTCGCGCAAACCTCGGTGCAACAACCAAGGTTTCGGCAACCATTGGTAATGGTTCGGCAACAACGATTGTTGTCACCCACTCACTCAACACCCGTGACTTGCAAGTTTCCTTGTTTGAAGTAGCATCACCGTATGCCCAAGTTTTTACTGATGTAGAACTGACCACAGCGGATACTTTGTCGCTGATATTCAGTGCCGCACCATCAGCAGACCAGTACAGAGTTGTAATCATAGGATAATCCAAATAACCCTGAGGGGTTCATAATCGGTAAGGTCGAGGCCAATGCCAGCATTTTTAGACAAAATAAAAGCGCGCAAGTTCGCTACCGCAGCATCCTCTGCTGTTGAAGTCGGCGTAACTGCCGAAGATGAACCCCGTCTAAAAGTTGATGCTGGTGGAAAACTTACTTTTGGTAGTGGTGCTGCTGTTGGAGACACAACACTATATAGAAGCGCTGCTGACACACTCAAAACAGATGACGTATTCCAGGCTGCTGCTGGCGTAGTAACACTTACGACCGCAGGTGCACCGAGTACATCAATTGCCAACGGAGCCTTAGCCGTTGACACAACCAATGATGCACTTTACTTTAGGTCAAACTCGACATGGAATGAAGTGACAACTATTCCGACGTCACTTGATGGTGGAAGCGCTACTGCCATCTACGATGGAGCCGATGACGTTCTAGACGGGGGCGCTGCTTAATATGTCAACACGAATTAGGCTTAGACGAGATACTGCAGCCAACTGGACATCAAACAACCCAACCCTCACGACTGGTGAAATGGGTTATGAAACAGATACTGGCAAATTCAAGATTGGTAACAACACCAATGCATGGACTGCCCTTCCTTACTCAATTACCGCAGAATTAAGCGAAGGCAATCTCAACGATCTCAAGGATGTCACTATTACTAGTGCCGCAAGCGGAGACTTCCTTCGTTGGAATGGCACAGCATGGATTAATGATGCCGTAAACCTTTCAACAGACACCATCGGTTCGTATGTCGAATCTCTTGTTGCTGGCACAGGAATCACTCTTACAAATAACTCTGGCGAAGGCGCAACACCTACCGTTGCTGTAACAACAAATACTTTTGATGCCTATGGCGCAGCGTCAACTGCCGCAACCAATGCTGCCACGGCGCTCTCTAACCACGAGGCAGATACGACAAGTATTCACGGTATTGCCGATACTTCAATTTTGGTGACCACTACTGGTTCGCAGACCCTTACCAATAAAACAATTACTTCACCTTCGGGATTGGTAAAAGGCGATGTGGGTCTTGGCAATGTGGACAACACCGCAGACACAGCCAAGCCAGTTTCAACTGCTCAA